CCAATATTATCAAGTCACTCGGTTTTAACTCTGAACTTGCCCCCGCTGTGCTCACTGAGGGACCTTCTCTCTTTGGTCGTCTTGTCAAGCCCGCTGACCTCGAGCACGAAGTGGCATCCCGGGTTGATGAGTCTCAGCTCAACTGTATTCCCGTTGACCCAGACACTCTGCGGGCCCACGTTCGCCACATCATCCAGACGGAAGCGCCTCGTGTTGAGATGCCCGACCTTGACTTCTTCTGGTCTTCCCGCTGGTCTTGGTGTGTCAACGGCGCCCACACGGCCGAGGCTAGTCGCGCCCTGGACCTCGATCCCGACCAGTTTGCCCGTACGCACAATCGAGTCTACCGGCGTATGGCTTCCGAGGCCGTAAAGGATGAACCAATCACTGGCTGGAACTCCCGTGTCTACGTCTCCGTCTCGGAGAAGCTCGAAAACGGTAAAGGTCGAGCCATCTTCTCTTGTGATACCCGGTCTTATTTTGCGTTTGAGTGGCTTCTCTCATCGTTCCAGAAGGTCTGGCGTAATGACCGAGTCCTCTTGGACCCCGGTTTCGGTGGCCACACCGGCATAGCCCGCCGTGTCCGCGGCTTCTCCACCCTCCCTGGTGTCAATTTGATGCTAGACTATGACGATTTCAACTCCCAGCATTCACTCGACGTCATGGCCATGGTCTACGAAGAAGCATGTGACCACGCCGGCGCCCCCGAGTGGTACAAACAGAAGCTGGTCGCCTCGGTCTATGACACCCACATCAAATGGGGCGGTTCCCTTCGGCACGTCAAAGGCACTCTCATGAGTGGCCACAGGGGAACCACCTTCGTCAACAGCATCCTTAATGCTGCCTACCTCCGTTGTGCTGTTGGTGCCGTTGACTACGACTCCTGCCCTGCCCTCCACACTGGCGACGATATCTATATTTCTCCTCCTACTATTCACATGGCCGAAACCTTCTTACACAAGGCCCGCGCGTTTGGCTGTCGTATGAACCCTAGCAAACAGAGTCTTGGCTATCACACTGCTGAATTCCTTCGGATGGCTATCTCTCCCTCCTCCGCTCGCGGCTACTTATGCAGGTCCATCGCCTCGCTGGTATCTTCCAATTGGGTCACCCTCGACCCCCTAGCCCCCGCCGAAGCCCTCACGACCCTCATAGTTACAACTCGTTCTGTGATGAATAGGTCGGAATGTTTCACCCTCCCCTCTCTGATTTCTAGATGCGCACGGAACATCAGCTACATCCCGCGAGATCTTCGGACACCTCTGCTCGCTGGTGAGATTAGTTTCTCTGGCTCCCCCGTCTTTAATTCACGCGCGTCAACGGTACAAGGTGTCGCCCCCCCTCCCCCCCTCCCCCAACTTATTTCCCTCCCCCGTGAGTATCCCCGGTACGCGACCAATGCCTACCTCGGTAACCATCTCGCTGAGGCGGAGTTGCTTGCGCTCCACCTTCTCGGCCGGGACCCCTCTCATATCATGGCGACAAGTTCGTATAACAAAGGGTACGTCATGAATGCGGATGTGGTGCTCCCACACGTGAAGTTGGTGCGCTTGCCACCCTCGCCCCTGCGCGGTATCGAGCACGCTTCCGCCCTGGTCAACGCTCCTGATGACAAAGGTGTTCTATCATTCTATCCTGTCCTCAACCTCTTCAAGAACGCCTTTTCCGAGCAACAACTACTGGAGATTTGTCACTCTCTCGGGTACGACCCCCCAAAACGTGACATCCGCCCTTTCTGCTTCGGTATGGCAGTCTCCCCGAGTAACATCGTGGGGATTACCTCATTTACCGACGGTGCCATGTTCTCACGTAGAACGAACGCTGGCACGATTGTTATCTCTACCCCCACCTACATGTAGATAACGTCTTAGAGAGAGG